AATTGGGGTCAACCACAAATATCAAGATTAGCTCGTGGTGAAAACGTTGAAGAGACATATGTCTTAGCGCAAGAAATGAATAGAGTTACAGACATACCTATGGCTGCTGGGCAAGGTGAAGAAGCGAAAACATGGGAAGAACCTTCTTCTGCATATAGCGCAAAATATCCTCACAACCGTGTAATTGAAACTCCAGGTGGAACAATAGAATTAGATTCTACTCCTAAATCCGAAAGAATTATGATATACCACAAATCCGGTTCTTATATTCAAATGGATGTTAACGGGGTAATGACTGTAAAGTCAGATGCTGATAAGTTTGAAATAGTTCAAGAAGGTAAAAATCTGTATGTAGGCGGTATGAGTAATGTTACTATCATGGGTGATAGCCGCGTTTATATAGACGGAAATAAGATTGAAGAAATAACTGGAGATTACCAACAAATTGTTCACGGTAATCATTTATTATCAGTCGGTGGTCAATCTAATGTTATTGCCGGCGAGCAGGTTCAAATCCGTGGCGCTGATATTAAATTTGATGCAAACGTTGGTACGTTTTCTTATTATGCCGAAAAAGAAATTCAATTCCAATCTGGTATTGGTTTATATTTAAAAGCACCGCTAATGTGGATCGAAGGTAACTCGGTTAATTTTAAATCAAATGATTTTATGAACTTAACTACTGTTAACCAATTAAATGTAAGAAGTAATGATAGAGTAAACATTCATTCTAAAGGCGATATGAACATGTTTTCAGAAGCCTTATTTAATATTGAAACGACAGATGAAATGCATATCCTCGCAGATAAGTTATATGCAACTGGTACTAACGATGGCAACTTAAGTGCAAAGGTACTTAAGGTATCAGCCACCAATGGAAAACTAAGTCTTACTGCTTCAGGTGACAGTGCTAACATTGCAGCTGACGCTTCTGGTATTATTACTCTTGCTAATGATGCGTCAACCACAGCAACGGTTGCTAGCGAGTCGGCTGTTGGTGATCCAGAAGCAGATAATGATGACGACAAACGCAATGCACCGTTTGCAGATGCTGCGATTGATGCCGTAAGAGTTGAAGCGCCAGAACCAGCAACAAAGTCTACAGCAACGGCGTCTGAAAGTAGAAACACAGCACCTCGTGGTGGTGGCGGAAGCTATGTTTATAGTGATGATTCAGTTGAATCTACTGGAGGTGGTACTACCTCAAATGCTGAAAGTGTTAGTCCTTCTGGCCAAGGCGGTAGCCCACTTCAATCTGAAAGAGAAATGGAAGCAATGGCGTATTTCACATCAAACGGTTGGACTCCAGCGCAAGCAGCAGGTATTGTAGGTAATCTTGTGAATGAAAGTAATCTCGTATATAGTACTGTTAATCCTGGTGACGGTAATTGTACAAATACTCCTTATGTACAAGATAGTGTTGGTATCGCGCAATGGAATTGCGATAGAAGAATTAAATTAGAAGAATACGCAAACGAAGTTGGCGCAACATTATTGCCAACAAGAAGAAACAACCTAGTTCCAAACTTTGAAACTCAAATGGGATTTGTTATAAGAGAACTAAACACAACAGAGTCAGGGGCGGCAAGTAGGCTAAGAGCTGCAACTAATGCTACCCAGGCTGCTGTTGCATTCTCTTATTTTGAAAGATTTGCAAATTATAGAAGAGAATTACAAAACCCGGAAACTCGTGAAAGAGCAGCTGATGCTGAACGAATTTTAAGAAGTTGGAACGAAAATACAATTATAAGCGGAGGAGCTGGATAATGGCAGAGCTTGCTAAAGTTAATTCTAGTTGCTGTGATGATGATTTATTAGAACAAATTATTCCAAGTACAGTTGGTTTAAGTTATGTTAAAAGTGATGGAAGGTTTGGTGTTAACCAATCCGCAGTATTTAGAAAAGAATTTGCAGAAGCCATGTTTCAAGATGCTGGCACAGATCCTTTATCTGAAGCAGTTTCAAATTATGGCAGTGATAGTTTTTATGAAGCCGCGGCAGCAGCAAACGATTTTTTAAACGGTGATTATGTTAATGATATTTTAAATAATAGTGGCACAGCCGATCCTAATGCTAATAATGGCGTTGAAGGGGACGGAAATTATGACCCTTATCAATCAATTAAAAAGAGAAAAGAAAGTGGTCCTATTACTCCATTTGAATTTGCGGCTTTTATAAAAGAACAATCATATGACCCTTCAAAATTTTTAGAAAATTCAAAAAATAAACCAAAAAGAGTTTTACAAGAATTAGATGATTTCTATAGAGGAGGTTTTCTTGCGGCGTTGGCAGGTGGGATTTGTGCATTTGCTGGAAATGTATTTGCTGCAATAGGAGGTTTTTTTGATATTATCGGAAAGGTACAAGGCGCATTAAGTGATGCTCTTGCATTATTAGGTAAAATTAAAAATTTATCCGGCGATCCAATACAAGCTTTATTGGATGCTCTTTCTGTTAAAGCATTGATAGAAACAATTAAAAAAGCCATTACCGGAGTACTTGACGGCGTCATAAACAAAGTTAAGAATGCAATAACAAACTTTAGTCCTGAAAACATTATAAATAACGTTGAGACATTTATAAACGAAAACGTAATGAAAGGTATTGTAAAAACTAAAGAAAAAATTATGAAGTTTTTCTCTGAGGAAAACATCAATAAAATTAAAGATAAAGTTACTTCATTGTTTGATTATGCAGCAGGATTATTTGCAAACCCGAGTCTTGAAGAAATCCAATTTTTAGTATCAAGATTTTGTGGTTTACTAGGTGGTATTGAAAATCAAATTAGCCAATTGAAAAAACCTTTAGATAGCTTTGGGGAAAACTTTAATTTTACTTATGGGATGTTAAGAACTAATTCAAATTATGTTACAGCTCAAGTTGTTGCAAATGGCGGTCAAAGACCAGCTCCGACAACGCAAAGACCAGCCGGTCAGCCAACAACAGAAAGCTTAAATGAAAAATGGTATAGAAATAAAAACATTAGGCCTGTTTCGGACGATGAAAGAAGAAGTGTACCAGATTGGGAAACGATTACAAGCGGTAACCATCCGTTAATTTATATGAATCCTAATGCAAGACCGGTAGTACACCCAGAATATGGTATGGGAGATAATCATTGGTATGGCTGTGATATTGATAATAGAGCATTACTTATGAGAGTTCTTAAGCAATATGATGGACCGAGGATTACTATACTTAGTGCGTATAGAAGCCCCGAATATAATGCATTTTTAAGAAGCATAGGTAAAAATGCAGCGAGAAAATCAATGCATCAATCAGGTCTAGCTTTTGATTTGGCAAATCCTGGTGGAAGTTATGAAAAGTTTTATACAGATATTTTTAGAATAGCTAGAGAAAATGGCTTTGGTGGAATTGGTAAATACACGAGCAGTAATTTTGTTCATATAGACCTTAGAAAAACAAACACATCTTGGGGCTCATAGAAAAAAGAAAGAAACATGGTACTTAGTTTAATAACGCCAAGAGCAAAGAAAATTGATCTTTTTACAGATTTTAAAAAGGACTTGGAGAAAAGTCCAATATCAAGTGACCTTACATTATTTAAAAATGAAGACGCTGTAAAAGAATCTTTAAAAAACCTTATTCTTACAAATAAGGGAGAAAGATTAATGCAGCCAAATCTTGGCGGCAATATTAAAGCTATGTTATTTGAAAATATAACACCGGCTACATTAAAGCTCATAGAAGAGCAAATTAGAGAAACTATAAATTTATATGAACCTAGAGTAGATTTAATAGATGTTGTTGTAACTTCAAATCTTGATGATAACGTTGTGAGTGTACAAATAGAATTTTATATTTCAAGCAACCAACAGCCGTTAACGTTAAGCATATTTCTAGAGAGGACAAGATAAATGGCTAATAAGCTTAAAATTACAGAGCTAGATTTTGAAAGTAACAAACAGCAGTTTATTGATTACTTAAAATCTCAAACTCAATTTAAAGATTATGATTTCGAAGGATCTAACATGAGTGTCCTTTTGGACGTGTTAGCATATAATACGTATCAAAACAATTTTTATACAAACATGGCACTTAACGAAATGTTTCTTGACTCTGCGGTTTTAAGAAACTCTATCATGTCTCATGCGAAAGAATTAAATTACCTTCCAAGATCCACAAAATCAGCCAAAGCAGTTGTAAACGTGACAATCACGGACCAAACTGTTGTAGGTCAAACTGTTACGATACCTCAATATGCATTGTTTACCACAACATATCAAGGTACGAATTACGAATTCGTAACAGATAAAGCATATGTTGCTCAAAAGGTTGCTCCTTATACATTCGTAGCAGAAAATGTTGAAATTTTTGAAGGTCAAATGCTAGCAAGTTTTGAAAGAGAAGGTTATTTTGTAGACGAAGACGGATTACTTAAAGTTATTCTTTCAAACGAAACGGCTGATATTGACTCAATAGAAGTATTCGTTGACGCCGAAGCCACAGAAGACGAAAACGTATTTGTTCGCAAAAACGATATTTTTGGGGTCGGACCTGATGATAAAGTGTTTTATGTAGAACCATATTACGATGGAAGATATCAAATTTATTTTGGTAATAATATCTTTGGCGTTCAGCCTACAGAAATTCAAGATGTTCGAGTAAAGTATAGAATATGTAGCGGATCCGCTCCTAACGGCGCAAGTCAATTTGCCATATCAGTTTCAGAAACATCTACGGCTACTGTTGAAACTGTAGAAGCCGCACAAGGTGGAGCCGAAAGAGAAACCACAGAAAGTATTCGATATTTTGCGCCAAAATCAATCCAAATCCAAGAAAGAGCTATAACCGCAAGTGATTATGAAATTCTTTTAAAACAAAAATTTCCTGAAATTAAATCAGTTGCTGCTTATGGTGGAGAAAAATTAACCCCACCTCAATACGGAAAGGTTGCCATATCAGTTTATTTGGGGCAAGGCCAAGAGTCGTTATCTACAACACAGTCTAATTCGTACATTGCTTACTTAGAAGATAAAACACCTTTGGCCGTTGAGCCTATATTTGTTCAAACGGAATATATGTATGCAGACTTACATATTGATGTTTCGTATAACCCAAAAATTACATCAAAATCTGTGGGCCAATTAGAGGAAATAATTAGAACTAATATTAATGATTTTGTACTTGAAAACTTAGATGATTTTAACAGAACATTAAGATTATCTAAATTAAGTTCGTTAATTGATAGTTCTGATGTTTCTATTGTTAGTAACAGTATTAACGCTGTTCCTTTCATTGATTTTTCTCCTGACATTGGTGATGAATTTAATCCAACATTTAAATTTGACACAGAATTGATTAGACCATATCCGTTTAAAACATCAAATGGATTTGCAAATTACAAACCTGCGTTTAAAACTGGATGCTATACATTTAACGGCGTTTGCGTATATCTTCAAGACGACGGTATGGGTAAAGTGCAAATGATTACAGACGATGTTGAAAATCCAGCTATTATTAAATTGGATGTCGGTAGTGTAAATTATGACACAGGTGAAATAAAATTAATTAATTTTAAAGCTGATGCTTATACAGGAAACGCAATTAAAGTATATGCTACTACAAAAGCTGATGATATATCTTCTCCAACTGGTAGATTATTTACCGTAAGAGATACTGAAGTAGTTATAAATCTTAAAGAGTCAAGATAATGTCAGAAATAGAAAAAAATATTGCATTTAAGATTAAACAAATGTTCCCTGAAATTTATAGGGAACAAGGTCCTGAGCTTGTAAAACTTGTAGAAGAATATTACAAATTTCAAGAAACAGAAACCAATCAAAGCGTTTATAATTCAAGAAGAATGTTTGATTATAAAGATATTTCAAACACTCTTACTTCTATGATTATGTCATTCCATAAAATGTTTATGGC